ACTCAGGATCATTCTTAACCCATACGTTATACGATGACCTAGATACCCCAGCTGATTCACAAGAGATGGTTATGTTACCGAAGTTCTCCTTGTAAGCTATGATAAAAGCTTCTTTAGTGATGTCTTTAAACTCTGCATTCATATTATTGGTTTTTATAATGTGTTATATAGAAAAATAAAAAAAATCAAATGTCAAAAATGGTTAAGTCTTTGTTTTATATCAGAATAATGAAGGGCCCAAGGCAGGCTCCCAAAATTCTATACGAAAAAATAGGGTAGGGGGTCAAGAGGGTAGGGGACTTTAGCGTTGCAACATCGAATATCCTCTTTTCTTATTGCCATTTAACATAATATAAATTATAAGACTCCTTCCCTCTCCTATTCTTAGCCTATTCCGTAGGCAAAGCTATTGTATTTTACTTTATTGATAGTTTACGCAAGCTTAGGCCAAAAGTAAAAATCACCTATTAATACTTATAATCAATTTAGTATATTATATCCCTATGTATTAGGTATTATATCCTACATTATACAATATATAATATAGTATATATTGATTAAGTGTACTAAGTATTATATAAGTATATGAACTATTATATAACATTAATTTAATTATTTTTTACATTTTTGCACTTTGTATTGATTAATTGACTAATATTACAGCGCCATATAAAACCAATGGCACACACATTATGGAAAATTTAGATATGTTATTCGGCCTTCAATTAGTCTTATTTGCCTTCTTTGTTTCTTTTGTAGGTAGATTGTTTATTCACCTATTAATCGATTCAAGATGCAAGTAATAAGCCTGGCTGAATTGATATTAGTTAGTTTAATTAGTATCATTCTTTACACATTCATTGTCACTTTTATTCAATCATTTAAAAAGAAGTAAAATGGAAAACACATTAACACAAACAAAAACATTTAAGGAATTACGAATCATTGTTCAAGTATTACAAAAGTCAGTAGAAGAAGGTTATCTACGCAAAGAATACAAAGAAGAGTGCAAGGCCACTAATTATGAAGATATTGTCGAAACAGGTTCAAGTTCGTTTAAGATTGATGGAGAATCTTATTACTTTTATTCATATTGTGAAGATTGCGTATTGGTTGAAGATGAATGGTACCACGAAGTACAAGACGACGACGAGTATAGATATGACGATATAGACGAATGCAATATACTAACTGGTGATTCAGTCCTGGTGAATGATAGAAGGCGCGAATATTATACTCACATTGATAATTGCAATAGTAATAATGATATTTATCAATTAGGAGACGACTTTTATACTATGGCATATATAGATAACGACGACGATTTAGTCTTTGATATTGACGGAGAATTAAGACACAGAGACGATGTGTATTATTGGGAATGCGACGACCAATACCACGACGAACCCGAAGATGAAGAGTATGACGAAGACGAAGAGCAAAAAGAAAACAGCTCTATTATTCGTAACTATTCATTTAAGCCAATTTTACAATTTATTTCAATGCCATATGATTCTAAGGAAGTGCCTTTCTTTGGTATTGAATTGGAAGTCGAGAAAATGGATAAAAGCGAAACTAACCGAGGGGATATGGCAAAAAAGATTGAGAATAAAGCCTGGTATTTTAAGAACGATGGAAGTTTAAATAATGGCTTTGAGTTAGTTAGTCACCCATTAACATTCTCTTACATTAAACACAGCGCAAAAGACTTTGAAAGTGCCTTGAATGAGCTATCTAACAACGCTTACAATAGCTATAATGCCAATACTTGCGGAATGCACATTCATATAAGTAAAAAGGCCTTTGGTACCTGGCAATTATATAAATTTATGAAGTTCTTTGCCGAAAATGTGCCTTTTATAGTCGCAATTAGCCAACGCAAAATGGAAAAACTTGTTCAATGGGCTAACATAGAAGACAACGACGACAACGCGCTAATGTATAAAGCAAAGAAAAAAGAAGGTAATTCAGCAAGATATGTGGCAATTAATCTACAAAATTATTCCACTATTGAAGTACGCATATTCCGTGGTACTTTGAACTTTCAATCTTTTATGAAGAATATTGAGTTCGTACACGCTTTGTATATGTTTACTAAGGAATCTAAAATAATTACGCTTGATTCATTCAAGGAATATATTGCTAATTCGTGCGAATATTCTAACCTAAAAAAATTCATTAAACTAAAAAATTTATAAATTATGTGTATTATAGCTATACAGCCGAAAGGCACAAAAATTAAGGAATCTACATTATTAAATTGTTGGAATAGTAACGGACACGGAGCTGGCATTATGTATGCCAATAAAGGGCAAGTAATAGTAAAAAAGGAATTAACTGACTTTGCGAAGTTTATGGATCTAAAGAGGGAAGCCGACAAATTCAATACAAATATTGTTATTCACTTTAGAATTGCCACTAGTGGTGGAGTCAATTACGAAAACTGCCACCCATTCAAAGTGAATGAAGATATTTTCTTTTGCCATAATGGGATATTAGATATTGATGTGCCAATTTATTCAAAGATTAACGACACGCAAATTTATAATAACACATTTTTGAAGGGATTGCCTTCTAATTTTGTGCAAAATGATTCATTAATGCAGTTAATCGAATTTTCAATCGGTGCCAATAACAAATTTGTCTTTTTAGATAGTTACGGAGACTTCTATATCATTAATGAGAACGCGGGTAATTGGCATAAGGGCGCCTGGTACTCTAATAAGTCATATTTAGGTGCGTTATCTTATTATGCGAAGCCCTATTCAAGTAAGAGCATTAATGAACTAGATGAAGACGAAGAAGAAAACGAATTGCCTTGCGAGTGCTGTGGAGAAGTCACCCAATTAGAGCATATCGAATATGATGACTTTTACGATATTTATTTGTGCCAAAATTGTTTTAAATATGAAGAGTATGCGTACGCTCTAAAATAGTGTTTGTTTAATGTGGGCGCGCATCTGTAATGGGTGCGCGCTTTTTTATATAATAACCTAATAACAATAATATGAATTTTAAGATTAGTAGCTACCAATTAAACGAGCATAAAAACGAGCTTGTTTTGTATGTTAATGATGCCATTTTTTGCACTATCTGTTGCAAGGACAAAGCCAATAAAATAACAGATAACGAAATTGAAGATGTTATTTCGGACATAGAATGGGAGCAAAACAAAAATATGTCGCAAGGTTGGAATGAATATCTAGCAAAATAAGACGAAATAAGACACGAAAAAAAATAGTTGATACAAGGACACATAAAATAAAATAAAGGCCCGTAAATGGGCTTAAAATAGCCTTAAAATTGATTCATATATGAATTTGGCATACCTATATAAAATATATCAAAGTTTAAACATTAATGTTAAGCCATTAGTTGTTTATGCAACCATTGAAACAAAATTTCAAAGTGACAAAAACCTGCCAAAAACCCCTCGGCAAAAACCTGCTAAAAATCCCCTAAAAATCCCACACGCAAAAACTCCTCAAGGTTAGGCAAAAATCTTTTATGATTACCTTAACAAAAAACCTGCTAAAAATCCTTAACAATAACAAAAAACCCTTAACTTCGTCAAACAAAACAAAAACCCCATCTATGTCATTTGAATTAATCACCGTTAAGTATGGCTGCAAGTGTAGTCTTACTGGCAAAAACTTCTCACCAGGTGAGCAAGTCTATTTTAACTACCTATCAAAAACCTTCCTTGATCCTGTGTATTATGAGAATATGCAGAGCCAAATCAATTCAAGTGGAGTTCAGTCTTATTTCCAAAGGCACCAAAAACTTAATAAAGTAACCCAAAAACCCTAATAATATGTCTAAATTCGAGTTTATCACAGAAACTAATACTATCACAGGTGGTGTAAGATACTATACCGAAAAGGATGGCGAGTATGTAGATAGTTCCATTAGTGCTGACAAAGATAGTGCCTACGAAAAGTTTATCAAAGCTGCTAGTGGAGTATCTTTAAAGCCTACCAAAGAGGTAACTGAAACTATTTACTCCATAATTGAATAAGTATGCACCCTACACCAGCCCATCTAAAACAAAAAGGCCTTAAGGATTATTTTATGATAACCATAGATGGCCAAAGGCTTAAAAAAGATTACATCTATCGTGGTATGTTTATCCATTGGGATTCCAAAAAACCCCTAGATAAGTTCTACTATTGGAGAGGTGATTATTTCACATCGATTGAAGGAGCAATGCGTTCCATTGACAGACATTATAAATTATATAAAAAACTAAAAGATGCTAATTAGAGACTATCGTGCCTTGCTTAAGTATGGCGATATAAAAAAGATTTGTGAGATTACAGGGTACACACCTTATAAGATTCGCACTAGGTTGGCCAAGGCTGACGAAGAGATGATTGAGATTGTAGAAGCTTTCTATCGCAAGAAGATAGAAGAATTAAAAAACCAAATATATGATTTCACCGAATAAAATACACTACTACGCTATGCCAGGAATATTAAACTTTGAAGAACCTGATAGAGAATTACTAATTCAGTTCGTATGTAAGGAGATGAATGTAAGGTACAAAGATGCCTTGTCTAAAGATAGATCACGCATTCTAGTGCTTACTAGGAATATGTGCTATGCCATCCTAAAAACTTACGTCGGGGCCACAGTAGCCTCAATAGGCAGGTTATTTTTTCGTGACCATACAACTGTCCTACACGGATTGCGTATGCACCAACAAGACCTAAAGACTAATGACATCTACCAGGAGCAATTTGATGAGATTAGATTCTTACTTAAACTTAATTTACCAACTAAAAAACACATAAAGTATGCTAAGTCAATTCGCACTATGGGATGATTCTGAAAAGCGATTATTCATCGCTAAGATTATCCACCAAATTAATTATTCACAAGCTAATCTTGAGTTAATGGAATCTATCTTGTCTATATGGCAAAAGTATCCTACAAGAGAAGCTTATTATTATCAAGAAACACAACCAAAAAATCTAAACTATGGAACTACAAACAACTAGTCCTTCGTATGAGTTAATCAACAAGGACTCAATGCTTAAACTAAGCACAGAGTTATCTAAGCTAATTAAAGAGAAAGGCTTATCGTCTAACATTCAAGGTAAACAATTCGTTAATGTGGAAGGATGGCAGTTTGCTGGAGCTTCACTAGGATTGATGCCAATTATTACATCTACTCAAGATCTATCCAATGAAACTGCTATTAAATATATGGCGACTTGTGAGGTACGCAATATTACTACAGGTCAGCTCGTTGCTACAGGCATTGCCTTATGCTCGAATGCCGAAAAAACTAAGAGATACTTTGATGAATATGCTATTTTATCTATGGCACAAACAAGGGCGATTGGTAAGGCTTATAGGAACCTACTTGCTTGGCTAATGAAAGCAGCTGGATTTGAGGCTACGCCTGCTGAAGAGATGGACTTTGCAAAAGAGGAACCCAAAAAACCTGTCGTACAAGAGGTAGAAGTAGAAGAGATGGCAGAAGTAGTAATTGATAGAGTAGAATTAATCAAGCAGATTACTGACTGCACAAAAAATAAGGAGTTAGTAGATATATATTACGGATACAAGCAATACATAGATGGCGATAAAGCCTTACTTATGTTGCTTAAGTCTAAAAAAGAATCATTCACAAGTAAAACAAAAAAATAATGAGTACAGAAATATTTTTACCGAAGGTAGAACTGTCTACCTATGAACCAAGTAAGTTTAACAATGACTTAATCAAGACAACTATTGTAGAACACTTTAAAGAAACAGGCGATAGTGCACTTGAAACATTAGTGCGTATGGATGCCATAGCACAATTATTTGATGGTGTTCGTACTGAGCTTAGAGAAATCGTAGTAGATGAGTTAGCTAAGTATCCTGGTGGCAAGGCTGATGTCTTAGGTAGCGAGGTTACTAAGATTGAATCAGGAGTTAAGTACATCTATGACCAAGATTATGCTTGGACTAAACTTAACAACGAAGTAGAATCACTTAAGTATGCTCTTAAGGAAAGGGAAAAGATGCTAAGAACTATCAACACTCCTATGGTAGATCCTGAGACTGGGGAGATGGTACACCCAGCACCTAGAGTGTCTACAACCACATTTAAAATATCCTTAAAGAAATAATATGAAAGAAACTATAGGGATGTTAAAATTCTTTTTTATTGCAGTACCAGTTTTTATTGTTGTCTATTGCTCTGCAATGGCAGTAGTAGAACTTAAAGAACTAATAAGAAAATGATTCACCAATTAAAAAATACTATCGATGTTCACACTCCACTTGGGTACGGAAAAGCAATCGCCTGGATTGATTACGGAAGCGATACAAACACAGTTTGGAAAGTCGTACTATACGACACAGGTATGGTTAGGAACTTCTACGACGATGACATTCTCGTATATCCCAACGCAATGGATGGAGGAGAAATCGATGAAGAGTTCTTCGTCAAAAGAGAGTTTAAGTATAATAACAAACAATTTATAAAAGGGCTAAAAAACCATTTTAAACCGTATGAGTCAAGAGATAAAGGGGATGGAGAATAATATACCAGTTAGAATGGTGTTTATAGACAACAAGGAAGAGATTCATTTTAAATCTATAGCAGCAGCTAGTAGAAAGTCTAAAGTGACAGCACAGAGCATTAGAGAGTCACTAAACCCTATTGCTAGAAAGAAGTTTATGGTCAAGCACTTAGATAAAGAGAGAGTAGTGGCTTTTAGGATACTACCTAAATCTTAGTATATTTGTCGTGCTATCCGTACATAGCATTAAGAACTTATTGCCCAAGGAGGCGTTGGAGTGTACGGACTTCAGCAAATCTGCGGGCTTTTTTATTTTTATGACTTACTTAGAAAAACTTAAAGATCCAAGATGGCAAAAGAAACGTCTTGAGATTATGCAAAGAGATGATTTTCAGTGCACTTGTTGTGGTGACAGAGAAACAGAAATTCACGTTCACCATTCATATTATGAATTTGGTAAAGAGGTATGGGAATATCCTGAAGAATCTTTATTTACTTTATGTTCAAGTTGCCATTATCAGCATACTTTATCACAAAGAAGAATAAAGGAAATGATGAGGACAATACAATATGACCAATTATATGAATTTGAAAAAATAGTTTTTAAATGTACAATGATGAATCCATATGAATTAGATTTAATTAATAAATTTTGTGAAAAAATATTAGAAGATTATGGAGCATCACTTTAACACAGATTATGCCTTGAAATATGGTATAGAAGAATCCATTGTGATTAACAATCTTCAATTTTGGATAATTAAGAATAAAGCTAATAAAAAGCATCTAATTGAAAATAGAACTTGGACATATAACACTTATAAAGCTTTTAGTGAAATATTTCCATATTGGAATGAACATAAAATGAAACGTATTTTAGATTCTTTAGTTATACAAAAAGTTATATTAAGAGAAAATTATAATAAAAGTGGATATGATAGGACTTGTTGGTATGCTTTTGTAGATGAAAAATGCTTTTTAGATAATTGCAATAACCATATTGCAGAATTGCAAAATGGATCTAACAAAACTGCAACACCTATACCATATAATAATACAAATACTAATACATATAAAAATAAATTTGTTAAACCAACTCCTAAGGAAGTAAACGATTACGCAAAAGAAATAGAGTTTAAATTAGATGGTGAATATTTCTGTGATTGGAACGAAGCTAGGGGTTGGCTAGTAAGTAAAAATCCTATGAAGGATTGGAAAGCAGCTATAAGAACCTGGAAGAGAAACTCATCAAAGTTCAATACTGAAGTATCACAAACAACTAAAATAAAGCTTAAATAATGGACGTTATAAACCTACCTAAAAACCTTGAGCTAGAAGAAAATATCCTAGGCTCTATTCTACTAGATAAAAGAGCTTTGCCATTAGTAGTGAACTACTTAAACGAAGAAATCTTCTACGATTTAAGGCACCAACTAATATTTAGAACGATTAAGCAGATGTATGATAAGAATATACAAATAGACTTAAGTACTGTGTTCCAACGACTTATAGATAATAAGCACTCAGAAGAAGTAGGAGCCTTATACCTATCAAAGATTACGAATAGTGTTGTATCTACTGCACACCTAAACACCCACATAGAGGTAGTAATAGAATTATACAAGCGTAGAAAGTTAGCAACCTTGGGCAGATTAATGGAGGTATCGGCCTTTGATGGTGCTGAATCTACTGATGATACACTAGCTACCTTTAGTAAACAACTTATGGGATTGCAAGAGTTTGGTAATATATACGAAAAGACTATAGACCAAATCATTATGCAGCTAAATGAAGGTCGTGATGCTGCTGTAAGTGGTCAGTTATTAGGCATAAACACAGGTTTTATGGAGCTTAATAACGCCCTTTGCGGTTGGGTAGATCCTGACTTTGTTATCATAGCTGCTAGACCAGGAATGGGTAAGACTGCCTTTATGCTTTCTAGTATCTACCACATAGCAATCCAAGGAGGCATCGCTACGGCCATTTTTAGCCTCGAAATGAGCTCCAATCAGTTAGTTGAAAGGTTAGAGTCAATCAGCTCTGAACTGCCCTTAAAACGTCTTAGAATGAATTTACTGACCGATAACGAAAAAGTTCACTTAATGCGAACTGACGACAAGATACTTACTTCCCCCATCTACATAGAGGATATGGGCGGTATTAGTGTAACCCAGCTACGAGCCAAAGCAACTATTCTTAAACAGAAGTATGGCATAAAGATTATCTTTATCGATTACCTTCAACTTATGAGTGGTACTGGCAAGTCAAACCAAAACCGAGAGCAAGAGGTATCCTACATTAGTAGGAGCCTAAAAGCACTTGCCAAAGAGTTGGAAGTACCTATTATCGCCCTATCCCAATTATCACGCAGAGTAGAAGAACGAGGTGATAAGATGCCTCAGTTATCTGACCTTAGAGAATCAGGATCAATAGAACAAGATGCTGATGCTGTTATAATGCTAATGCGACCAGGCTACTACGAACAAACCGAGTCAGTTGAGATTGGTGGTAGAGAATATTCTCCTAGTGATTTAGTAGTTTGTAAGGTAGAGAAGAATAGACACGGAGCTACAAAAAACCTAGCATTAAGATTTTTACCTGAAACAATGACTTTCCAAGATTATGTCCAAGGGCTATAGAAATAGAAGAAAGTTTGAAATAGAAGCTGCTAAGGCTGTAGATGGTACCTACCAAGCTATAAGAATATTTGCTAAGAGTACTAAGGTTTTAGTCATACATCAAACCGAAGCTTTAAAGAAGGGTTATTTTTTGCTAGAGTATGAGAACGATGGCAAGCCTAGTGGCATATCAGATGAAAGAGTAGAGTTCTTTGCTTTTAACTTAGACCTAAGAGATAGAATAGTTTTTATACGAGCAGAGTTTTTACGAGTAAAGGCTAGAAGATATTGGAGAATAGGTGAGATAAAAGTAAAGGATAAAATAAAATATGTTAAGATGCCAACTGATGAACTTATTCGCTGGTATTAATGTATATTAATAATATATTGTAATTTTGGTAATGGCATACCAATCAGCAAGTGAATTAACAAAGATGATGTTAGAGTATCTTAAGGATAATGGTAACGAAGTATGGAGAAACAATAACCTAGCAGTTAGAGGTAGAGCCTTCATAGGTAGAAAAGGAGTTCCTGACATTATTGGTTATAGTAAGAAGTATGGTCACTTTGTTTGTGCAGAGATAAAAGCCATTGGCGATAGAATGTCTCAGGATCAGATGGTATTCTTAGAAGAGTTGTCTATGGCAGGAGGGACTGCAATGCTATGCCAACAACTAAGAGATGAATCTATAATAGTTAAAATATATACTGATGGCGAAAGTGAAGACTGGCGATTCGAGAAAGGTGAGCTTCGGAAGTAGAAAACGAGGTTCAGCTAAGAAATCATTTAATAAACATAGTCCAAAGCCGAAGGTTTACCGAGGTCAAGGCCGTTAAAACAAAACAAAATGGAAGAATTAGAATTAGAAAACAAGGAATTAAAAGCCCCTAAAACAGTGAAGAAAAACAAAGATGTTTTCTCACAGGAAACTTTTGACTTTTTACAACAAGTCTTAATTGACTTTGCAATAGATATGAAACATAGGCCTAAGCTAAAAGAAATCTTAGCAGCTACAAAGCCTGAATCAAAGAGCAATAGTATTTAATAAATAAAACAAAAAACAATGGCAGTAACTAAAGAGAAGATTTTCCTAGGAAGGTCTTTTACAATGAAGACAGCATTTGGGGAGTTTAAGAAAGTATCTTTCGGCCCTGATGACTTAAAGAAAATGAATGACTTTGCAGCAACTAATAATGGTTGGGCTAACATTCTTATTAAAAACAAAAAGGATGCTAAACCAGGTGAGGCAGGTTTCTACATCGAACTAGACACTTGGGTAGCTGACGGTAAGCCAAAAAAGGACTTGCCATTTTAACTTATTCTTATGAAAACAAATATCAAGGAAATTATAATTAATTTATTAGTTTTGTTTGCAGGTGTTTATTTACCATTTGCTTTTATAGTAAATGAGTTTAATCCACTTGTATGGCATTGGGTTACTAGAAGTTTATACGTATTAACTTTAGTTGGTATGTTAACTTACGCAATGCAAGAGTTTAAGAAAAAGTAGTTTGTGTGTTTTTTTGAAATAAAGGTAAGCCTCTCGTTTCTACGAGGGGCTTTTTTATAATAAAACACCCCCAGTTTTTACCTGAGGGTGAAACCAAAAACCACCAACTATGAGAGAGCTTCTTATGTATTCCTATTTGTTTTATCGTAGAACCTTGTTATAACGGTTCCGAATAAGGCCTCTTGATATCTTTTGATAAAAGAGTCTGAGCTCTCATTAATATAGAAGAAGTCTTGGGATTGCATATAGACATAGCATCTGTCTTTGTCTTCATCATCTTCTGTTACTGATTCAACTAAATGAATATTTATCCAAGCATTACTTTGTTCGGTACACTCTTCTAAATCATAGCTATCGTCTTCCGTAAGCTGTTCGATTTGCAGTAACATCTCTTGCACTCTCTTTAATGATGATTAATCTTAGTTTCATTGCTACATCTTTCAGTCTATCTTCTAATAATTTCTGCTCTAATTTTAGAGCCTTAATTACTTCATCAGGATGTTGTTCGCCCATACAAATTTACGTTTTAATTATTACAGAAATAAAAAGTGCATACCTTATTGATTATCAATATGATACACACTTATTTGTTAATTGTCTAAAGTGAGTTTGTTAATTGTCTACTTCCTAGGTAGCCTTATTATCTTGCTACCTAATGGCATAGGCACGAATATAGCAATTCTTCCGTTATCTAAAACAACCCCACATCCTAATGTTGGTCGTTTGGGGAAAGGTCGTGAATATTCCATTGCGTAAGCGTTAATATCAATACCACAACCGACATTCATACCGAATATCATATCCTTATCTGAGCTACTATAAAGCACACCACCGAAGGAGTGGATGTGACCAATGACTGTTGATTGACGAGCATCTCTTGCTCTATTGATGGCACCAGCTTGTCCTGATGATCCTGTGCCGTGAGTATATAAAACACCATCTATTTCCCATTCTAAGGCCCATTTCCAGCCCTTAGGAGCTTCCCAAGCATCTTCATAGGATTTAATAAAACGTTCTGGTAATCCGTTCGCTATGGCCTTTCTTTTATGTAGGGCTGAGTGGTTACCGATACATACTTTTACATTAGGGAATCTCTTGTACCAAATGTTAAGCTGTTGCATAGCCATAATAGCCTCCTTAGAAGCTGACTCCCCATTAGGGTTAGTCTCGTGAAACGATATTGCGTGATTGTCTACTTCATCACCGATGTGAACAAACTCTGAGCATTGAAATTTATTTGCTACTTCATAGCAGAAGTCAAGATACTTGGGGTGACAAAACGGAAAATGTGTGTCGCCAATTACAAGGACATTTTTGCTTTTCGACATATGTTGGGTTTTTGGTTAGTCTAAATGTTGCCAAGTTTTTTTTGCTCTTACTTCGCTAATAGTTCCTATACTCACACCAAAGATACTTGCAATTTTTTTTAATGATGTATTGCTATAATTTCTAATAGACTTAACATCATCTTCCGTTAATTTTGCTTGTGAATTTTTTATTCCTTTTGCACTTCTTAATCCTAATGTTATTGAATGTTTTTGATTTTCACTATGAGTGGCCCATTCTAAATTACAACTTCTATTATCACTTTTAATACCATTAATGTGATTTACTTGCATTTTATTTTTAGGGTTAGGTATTAAATTTATTGCAACTAATCTATGGACTGTAAATTTTTTAATTTTGCCATTTCCACATAAATCAACATATAAATAACCTGTTCTTGGGTTTAATGTTGGTTTAATTAATCTTGTGCCTTTTCTAGTTTTTTTAGGCAAACTCCAGATTTCACCTAATTCATTAATTTCATAATTCTCGTAATCTTTAATTTTAGTCATAATATTATATTTAGACCACAAAGATACGAAATTTATTTATGAGTATGATAAACTGTTTTACCGCCTTCCTTTACAGCATTTAATACTTGCTTTCTATTTGCACCTTGTCTATACCCAACGTGAACCCAAGAGTAGTTAAATTCATTAATAAGTTGGTCAAATTCTAAATTGTTCTTGATATATTCAAAGATTTCCTTATTAGTAACCCCTGTTCCACTATCATCCATATCTATATCAGCCGCACGGCCTAGGCAATGATCTGAACTTACCGAGCCTCCAATGAAATGGTTGAGCATCTTTCCCCTGTATCCACTAGAAATATTGATTGAGCCGAAACGTAATCTTATCGGCTCAAGCACCTTTTCGCAAAGTGTCTTTAGGTTTTCTAAATGTTCTGCTGTAGGTGTATTATCTAAGCCTTCTCTTTTAGCCGATTCACTTCTAGTAAATTCTGATAACGCAAAATGTGCTGATAACTTCATAACTATTTTTTAAATATTTTCTCTACAGATGTTAAACCTAAACATCCGAACGCTAACAAAGCTACTGATTCTACTAGAATTGCTGAAGGGGCTATATGCTCTTCACTAAAACTATTGTGGTACATAGTAACGCATAACGTTACTACACATAACAAACCACATATACGCTTCATACTTAATTGACCTGTTTCATCACAAAAGAATTGTCTCATTATTTTATACTTTGAAATTGTAAAACTATTATTGCTATTAAAATTACCTTTTGTGCGAAGTCGTATTTTTTGTCTTTTTGAACTTCGGCTTCTCTTGCGTAATAAGTGTTTCTATTTGCTTCATATTTCCACTTCCAATTATAGAAGCTATCTTGCTTAAGATAAATTTCTTTATTAAGGCTATCATATTTAATCTTGAATTTATTGTAATAAAATACCGAATCTCTTAGTGTGTTTATCTTGTTGTTAAGGTGTAAAAAAGTATTGTTTATCTCCTTGCCTTGTTCTAAGGTCATTATAACAACAGAATCCTGGTTAATCTTCTTAACCTTTGGGTATTGGCAATAAGCTGAATGAACTACCAGTATCAACAGACACAGAATCCAAAATTGCTTTAATTTCATTTAATTCGTTTTTTAGCTCTTTATTCTCATTGGACAGCTTTATTATCTTATTAGTCGTAGCTATTATTAGCTTCTCTTTAGTAACATCTGCTTGTACTTGTACCTTTTTATTATGTTCTAGTGTCTTATTAAAGTCAGCCATTAATTGTTGGAACTCTTTGTCTTCCTTTTTTATAGGAGATTCAGTATCAGCTCCGACATTGACATAACCTATTAAAGTAAATATTGATATTAGGGATAACACTATTAATTTCATAGCTATTATTTAACTGATTTTTTAATAGCTCCCATATCTTCTAGAGTTTCTAGCTTGGTAGAGGTAGCACTTAGGGCTGTTTTACACTCAATTAAAGCTTGAGTCTTTAACGAATCTTTGTGCTCTAGGTTGGTTATTCTGTATTCCTGGCTTTGAATTTGATCCTTGAAAGTGCCTTTGATGTCTATGTACAAATAGGAAATGCCGATTAAAACGACAAATAAGGTTCCTACGACTGGATTTTTAGCGAAATCTTTAAACGATATAGGCAAGGGATTTACCCCTATACCTGATTCTTTTTTAGCAGCCATTTATTACTTTTTACCGATTTTGAAATACAAGCTACCTGAGTAGCCAATATTATAATTTTTATTAATATCTACACTAAAGCCTATTAGAGCCTTATTTTTGACACCTAGCATCAAGGAAGGACTTAGTACTTCCAAGCCATTAAGTGGGCTGTATGAGCCTCTAATGCCCCAATAAAGGGTATTAGTCGGTTTACTAGCGTAGTATTCTCTCGTAATTATGGTTTTTTCGGTTAAATTGGCTGTAAAACCCCTTGAAATAATCCTATTTTGGCTGATAGTATCATTCACTACAAAGATATTAGAATCTTTTTTAATAGTGTCAGAATAGGCTTTGACCTTATAATAGTCGTTTAATACATATAAAGTATCGTGTACAGGAATCTGTACAGAGTCAATGATATAGAATGGTATATCATTTCCTTTCTTGTACGTATTAACGTACAATGTTTTGTACGTAGTATCGTGTATTTCTACTATCTTTTTGTACTGAGAAGTATCGAATTGCTTACCAATTCTAGGTAAGTAGGTAGGTTTTAGTAAAAAATATAGCCATAACACAAGGAGTATTACGGCTATGAACAAGATGTTGTCTTTAAGGAATTTCATTATCCTTCAACTACCTCTGCTTCAGGAGCTTGAGGATTTTGCTCTTGATGAAGTTTTGCTAATATTTGCAAAATTGGGTTCGCATACTTAAATGGAACCTCAATTAAATAAACTTCTAATGCTTTTAGATTCTCGTCTGATAGATTTAACATAGTATTGATTTTTTACAAATATAAGATTATTCCGTTATAATTTCTTCGCTTACTATTGGAGTCTCAACTATTGGTTCTACAACAGGAGGCACATAATCGCCTGTAATTGTAACATCTATTTGAGTTGCT